ACCTGTAAATAATTTACAATACGCAAAGGTTGTAAAGAATAGTAAGTCTAGTTCGATAAAACAAACAACTTATGGGAAAAAATTTTTAGATAAATGAAAACTTATTACGGAGTAGTAGAGAGTCGAGCAGATCCTAAACAGTTAGGTCGTCTCAGAGTTCGTGTATTAGGCCTACACACAGAGGACAAGACACAGTTACCTACCGCAGACCTGCCATGGGCCACAGTAGTGACACACGATGGTGCACAGTCTGGTTTTGGCACTACGCCATCCTTCTTTGTAGAAGGCACATGGGTGCTCGTAGGCTTCTTTGACAAGGACAGACAAGAGCCGTATATACTTGGTGGCCTACCTGGTATACCTGACGCCCTAGGTGACCCGAACACAGGCTTTCATGACCCGAATAGACGGAGCACAGATGATAGTACAGACGAATATAACCAGTCTGTATACCCTAAGGCAGTTGACACGAGTGACGTACATGAGAACGCAAGAGGCAGTAACACGGCCGCCAATCCAGTTGCAAGAGATAACATCAGAAAAACAGCAGTACCTACGGCAGACTTTGACCCGATGACAGTATCAACAGTTACGGGCAGTATTACAGTAAGTGCAAGTGATGGCAGTACCTATGATGAACCACGTGTTGTAGATGATACACTTAATGGTAACCCAGGCACCTATCGTCCTACGTATCCTAAGAACCATGTATTCAATACAGAGAGTGGGCACTTGTTTGAGTTTGATGACACCGACAGTTATAATCGTATATTGTTAAGTCATGCGTCAGGCTCTTATCAAGAATATAGTAATGACGGTACCTATGTCTCTCATATCGTATCGAAGATGTATGAAGTTGTGTCGAATGATAAGTTCTCTCTCATCGAAGGTGCTAGTGTTGAAACGATTAATAAGTCTTTGAAACTCAAAGTAAATAAACTCGATGCTTTGAATAATCATTTTGATATCGAAGTGGGCGCTAATGCGTCTATGAATGTTATGATACGTTCTGGTGATCTGAATTTAAATGTGACTGGTAATGTAAACGTTAAGTCTTCGGGTGATACGAATATTGATTGTGCTAACTTTAGGGTTGCTGCGACTGGCGCTGTGAAGATTACTTCTGGTACTGGTGATATCGACTTGAACTAAAACTGCCAGATGGTCCTAATCTATAAATGCAATAGACACTTATGAGAATATTTGATTGGATACTAGTGAGTATATTAGGAGGGTATCTAGGTTATATCTTTGTTCTTGCTCTCGTCAATACGATCTGTGATTGTATCTAGGGCGGAACTGGCCACATTTTGTTTAGTATCTTTTGTGTATATACTTACAGGGAATAATTCTAACTGTTCACATTGTTGACAACAGTTCTCTGTGCCACAATGAGGATGTTCGATGACTTTGCCTGCACGAGGATATCGTTCTTCTGCTGTGGGAAACCTGTGTAAATCCATAAAACTATATATACATATGCTGCTCTTAAAAGCTAAGAACATAGAATTTCCAGAATATCACAAAGTCTATTCGATACCGCAACTCGGAAACTTCATAGATTACGAGGGTCGGAAGATGACTGCAAGTGCTTCGTTTCGACTAAAGTGTTTGATGGCAGAATTAGACATACATGGTATGGAACATCCAATCATACTGTCCCCAACAATTGCATATAGTGTTTCTGTAGGACATCAACGAGTATGGTATGCTAAAACAAAAGGTTATACACATATAGATTGTTACGAAGTACCCGATCAAGCAACGTGGGAGAAAATCTATACATATACACAATCACATGACTACTGGCAAAAATATTCTACAAGCGACAAACATCAACTACCCGAAATATCATAGAGAGATAGATTTATCCACAGTAACCTACAAGTGGGATAATGTACCTGTGGAAGAATGGACGGATTATGCAGACGAGAAAGGTATACCATATAGAAAGCTTTTCTCGGATTTATCGGAAAAAGGTTTGTTGTATCCTGTGATAGTTCGTGATTTAAAAAACAATGGCGTGTTGCGAAAATATCATTGTGGGGGTCGAAGGATTATATGGGCGAAACGTTCTGGTTATACACATATCAGTGCCTATCTTGTATCTGATTGGATAAGCGAAGAAGGGCGTTCTAAAATAAATGAGATTGTGAACGACCAATGGTTTCGAATTGACTAAATACTAAGATATGAATAAAGTTCGAGGAATACGTTAGAATCCCGTCCTGGGATTGATTATAGATTTATAATCATATTTACAAAGGAGAATACATGTTAAGATTAATTACCCTTACGGCAATTGGTATGCTGTTTTTCACTTATGGTGCAATGGCAACTGAGATTATACCGTATGGTACTTTCAACTATAAACTATCACATGATCAAAATTCTTCTGGCACAGCATATAGTAAACTAGAAAACAATGGTTCAAAAGTAGGCGTAGAGTTTATCGACTTAGGCGCTGAAGGTGACGTTGTTACTGGTTTTGCAAAGTTAGAAGTTGGTCTTGATGTTGACGATAGTGGTTCGGATACTTTTGATAGTCGTCTTGCATACGTTGGTTTAGAAAACAACGGTGGTGCGGCACTATCTGTAGGTCGACAATCACACCCATTAGGTAATGTAAACAAGACAGCTAACTTCGAAGTGTATGGCAGTAATGCGATATGGAAGTATGCTGACCGTTCAAGTAATTCTGTAAAGTTTGCTTTGGGCGGACTAGAAGCAATGACAATCATTGATGGTTCATCAGGTGAAGATGGAATGGATGAATGGGAAGTTTCTTATTCACATTCTATGGCGGGTTTTGATATCGCCGCTGGTTATGCTGATGATGTAGTAAATGACATTTCGTATTGGGGTGCAGGTGCATCCACAACTGTAGGCGATATTACAATCGCTTCAACGTATACATTGAAAGACGCTGCGACAGACCTACAAGGTATGGAAGCAACTGTCGGATGGAAAGACGTTACAGTTGGGTACGGAGATAAAGAAGGTACTGGAGTGTATTATACTGCTGGGGTATCTCACGGTATAAATGATAATCTATCCGTCTATGCTGAATATCAGCATGATGACGTAGATAGTGGCACAGATTTAGACCACTATTCGATAGGTACTAAATTTACATTCTAATAACATTAACAAAGGAGAAAATTCATGGAAAAATGGATCAAAGATATTAGCGCTTGGAAAGATTACGGACTGATTTTATTAGCAGTTTGTCTCTTTACAGGAATATTAGCACCACTCGCTGTTGTGAAGTGGGGACTAATCGCTTGGATCGCTGCTAACTTATGGCAGAGATATAGCAAATAGGAAACATCATGACTAAAAAAATCATATATGTACTAATTGTTATTGGTGCTTTTTGGTTAGGTCATTATTATGGTGAACAGACACTTGATGTCATTGACGAAGTGCCTGTACCAAAAATCATAATTGAAATGCCATCAGCAGATGATGACATAGAAATTGAAACACCTACTGCTTCGGAAGAAGTGAGAGGTTAATCATATCGGCCGTATCGTTTCATAAGGATTGACTTTAGTCTTTCCCAAACGATACGGTCATAAACTTGCTGACCAGTTCTTGGTTCTCTCATTGCAAGTTTATCGTATTTAAGTTTACACTTTAAAATTTTTTCTAACAGATTTAATCGCACAGACGACAACTCCAGTTACCTGTAAAGGTCCAACCTGTTAATAATTCACCATCAAGATATTGTCCTATAAAAAAGGGCACTAAAAGTGCCCCCAACGAAAGTAGGATAACTAATCCTATACTACTAAATCTTTTCATTTAATTTAAATATAAAGGTCCTGTCCAACACATTGGATAATTTCCTTTAAGAACATTACCTCTAGGTGCATTGAGAGCAGGTTTTGCCCAACCAGCAGGTTTCAAAACATCACCTTTTACGAAGTGTTTAAAATCCTCTTTTACAATAAAAGCATGAACCGCATTTTGTCTAATTATTTTTATGTACTTTGGTCCTTCTTTTACAACCCATGAGTTAGCAAATTCTTCTTTCATGCTTTCAAGTTTAGTGCCACTATTGTAGTCTTCAATAGAAGCGTTAATTAAATTTTGAATACCGTCTTTGATATTCTGTGCAGGTTGTACTTTAATCATAATATATCTCCTATTGTTGTATTTGGTTAAATCTTGCCCAATGCATATTGCCTTGTGCATTATCAAATGTTACATCCTCATAAGTGATTGTACCTTCAGGATGTTTTTCAGTATCAACTTGCATTACTGACACCTCATAATCTTCCGTCATAGGAACTTGTATGTTATCAATCTTAGCGTCACGAAGAATAGAATTTAAACCTCGTTTCACTTCAACAGTATCGCCAACTTTTAATATCATAATATAACTTTCTCCTTAATCATTTTAATTTTTTTTGCTTTATTGCCTGTCTTCTTATACCACTTATCATAAACATCTTTTAGAGTTTTGAATTTTCTTTTTGGTATAGATATGTGTACCATATCAAGTTCACCCCAAACAGGTCCTGGTGTTGGGGTGACAGCAAATTCTATATGTACATTCATTACAGTATCCCAAATCCTTGTAATACTAATATTAATAATAAAATAATAATAGTAGTTTGTTGATTGATAATAAATGTATCACCAAATAATTTATATTTCATTACGCAGCCTCCATCAATGAATAAGGCACACGCCACTTACCACCAAGGTTAGTGTCTTTGATAACTGCCTTTGCAGGATTAAGTTTGATGATAACACCAGGTCTCTTACGACCATTGGTTCTACCAAAGACGACACTATCGCCAACTTTGAATTGTGACTTAGAACCTTTTGCTTCTTTGATAGCACATTCTAATAAAAACAAAGAGTCTTTGTTTTCAGGATTTCTAATAAAGTCTAGAATATCAGGTACGTTGTTAAATTCTAATTTCATAATATAGTTCCTTTCGATTATTGTTGTGATTGTTTATCAGAATATAACTTAGTAATGATATTGTTATATTCTAATTTAAGTGTATCGTAGATATCTAAATCTCTAAGAGACTTAACATACTCAATCTTTTCGTCAAAAGATTTAAGTTTATTGTATTCTTCAAACATTTCGTTTTTAGAAGGTAGAGATTGTATAGTCATAATGTATCCTTTCAATTAAATATACTATCATCTTATACTATAAATAGTAGGATGTCAAGAAAATAATAAACTTTTTTTTAAATTAAAAGTGTTATTTTTCAATGACTTAATAAATGGTGCGTCAGTATGTCGCACATGAAATGGAGATTTTATGGGATTTTTTAGTAAATTATGGTCAAGTTGGGGTAAATCAGAGAATGTACTACCACCTAAGAAGAAAGAAACAACAAAGAAAAAGGTAGTCAAAAAGAAAAAGAAGACTACAAAGAAAAAGGTAAAGTAAATGGGCATATGTAATAATTGTGGACACGGTTGTCATTGTTCGAGTGGCGGTTCTTGTCAGTCTTGCGAATGTGCAAACTGTGAGCATGCAGAATAATGGCTAGAGGCCAGACATCAGTAGTATATTCTAGAGGACCAAAGAAACGTACATCTATTGGGGATAGTTCTAGGTCACGACCTAAGAATAAAAATAAAAGGCGCCAACACAAAAGAAGTATAGGGCAAGGTTAATGCCAGCTGTACAACGAGATGGTGACGCCAACAATGCTGGTGGTATAGGTTCTTCAAGCGTTAATGTTAAAGCGAATAGTAAGTCTGTATTAGTAGACGGTTCGTCAGTTAGTCCACATCCACCATCACACACTGGTATCGTGACCGCAAACGGCAGTTCTAAAGTAAAGGTAAACGGAATACCAATCAATCGCACAGGTGACGCTGACAGTTGTCTTCATACAAGAATTGGAGGAAGTTCTAACGTAAATGCAGGGTAACTTGATAAATAGTTATTATGGCAATACTTCAATCAGGATATACAGACGCTCAACGTTCTAACGCTAGTAAAAGGTCAGTTCGTTTATATAAAGATATCTCATTATCTTTTGAAAAGAATAATGCAACTAAAGATGTTATTGTCAAAAAAGATGTTGAGGCAGTTAAACAGTCTGTAAAAAATCTTATAATGACTAATCATTATGAGAGACCTTTTCATCCTGAAATAGGATCAAGTGTAAGAGCAATGCTCTTTCAACCTATTAATCCTATTATTACAAATGTTTTACAAAGAACAATAGTAGAATGTATAGAAAATTTTGAACCTCGTGCTCGTCTTGTATCTGTCAATGCATTTGCTAGACCAGATGTAAACTCATATGAGGTCACAATTAGTTTTTATGTTGTAAATGTACCAGGTGAATTAGTAACCTTAACAACCATGTTAGAAAGAAGTAGATAATGGCAAAAAGAATTAATGTCACAGAGTTAGATTTTGATACCATCAAAGGTAATTTAAAAACTTTTCTGAAACAACAAGATCAATTTACAGATTATGATTTTGAAGGATCAGGTATGTCAACTATATTAGATGTACTTGCTTATAACACACATTACAATGCTGTCTATGCAAATGTTCTTGCTAACGAAATGTTTTTAGATAGTGCTGATTTGAGAAACAGTATTGTCTCACATGCTAAACATGTAGGGTATACACCAAGAAGTGCAACATCACCTGTTGCGTTTTTAAATGTAACGGTGAATAATGCAACAGGTACAACTTTGACAGCTGCAAGAGGTACAACTTTCACATCAACGGTAGATGGTACAACTTATAATTATCTTGTTAAAGACGCAACAGTAATTTCGCCTGTTGATGGTGTTTATACTTTTTCTAATTTACCTGTTTATGAAGGTACACTTGTCACAAACAAATACACAGTCGATACTTCAAACGCTGATCAAAGATTTTTAATTAAGAATAGTTTAGTAGATACAAACACACTCTTAGTCACAGTTCAAAATAGTTCAAGCGATACTACAACAAACACTTACACATTGTCAACAGATTTGGCAGATATTTCTTCTACATCTAAAGTATATTATCTTGAAGGTGCTGAAGATCAACAATATGAAGTTAAGTTTGGTGATGGTGTTCTCGGTGAAGCTTTATCAACTGGTAATATTGTTACACTATCTTATATTGTTACTAATGCCGAAGAAAGCAATGGTGCAAGTTCTTTTAGTTTATCAGGCACACTAGGTGGTTTTTCAAACGTCACGATTACTACTGCAACTAATTCAGCAAACGGTGCTCAACCTGAAACACCAGACAGTATTCGTTTCAATGCACCAAGACAATACGCTTCACAGAATAGAACAGTCACAGCAAAAGATTATGAGAGTAAAGTAAAATCAATTTATACAAATGCAAAATCTGTTTCTGTATGGGGTGGTGAAGATA